GAGCCTCCGGCGTCGTAGCGCGCCGAGAGATCCCAGAAACCAATGTTGTTGCCGGAACCGCGGCGACGCCAGCGACGACAGATTTCACAAACGCAGTGGTGGAGAGCTTCGTCGAGTTATCTGTAACAACAGGCGTGGGCGCAGTTGGTGTACCAGTGAACTCTGGCGACTCCAACGGTGCGAAGCGCTCCAAATTAGACTCAATGAGTGCCTTCACCGCCTTGAACAACAGGGTGTTGTCGTTACGATTTAATGTCTGGCCCCCGCCTTGAATTAAAGCGACCAGTTCTTCCTGCATCGCGTTGAATGCGTAGGCGGGCCACTGCGTTGCAGGCTTGTTCGTCGAGGGATTGCCATCGGTTGCCCAGCCGGGCGTGCCGGTGGCAGGAGCCGCATCGGCCTGCTCCTTGGTGACGGTGTAGGGTGCAATCAGAAGGTCCATTCAGGTCTGCTCCGAATACGAGAAATTGAGCAATGTGTGCGCGGGCTTTGAAGCCAGCAGCTCACATTGCAGAACGTTGTTACTCCAGTAGGCGAAGGGGCCGCCAAACGAGTCGCCGAAGTGAAGCCGGTTTACGGTGAAGGTAGGAGCGTTCACCTGCCAGGCGTGCGCCCAGTCCTCCCCACCAAAAGGCGTGCCGAAGCGCTTTCCGAATCGGGATGGCATGAATTGCCTCACCGCCACGTCATAGCCAAGACGCTTCGCCAATCCAGTGAAGTACGGTATCGACTGGCCCCCAGTGGCCGTAAGCCGCGCGACGACCTGCGCCCGGCGGGCTTGGATCGTCGGCGCCGGTCCTGCACAAGGGTCCGGCAGCCCCAGCGTCAATTCCCACTCCGGAAGGAGTTCGTAGGTTGAGCCAGGAAAGGCGTCAACCAGAAGTTGATTTGCGCGAGCCGTGTTGACCTCGTAAACCGTCACCAAGCCAAGCAAAGCGCGACTTTGGACGCTGCTTGCATCCCGCGACCAGGCCCTCCCCCGCGGCAAGAGGCTCATGAACGCCTGGAGGAAGTCTCCCGCGCGTAGTTTCAAGCCCATTCCTCGCCCCTATAGGTACGTGACGCCGCCAAGCGTTGGCAGCTGCCCGATCAGGTTCGTGACGTTGCCCGGGTATACCGTCACAACGCCATTAACTGTCCCGGCCACCTCGACCAAAAGCCAGCCTGAAGCGCCAGAAACGCTGTTAATTGCGCCCTCGATATCGTTGCGGTTGATCGTCCCGCCGCGGGCATCTCCTGTACGAAATAGCACGTCAGCCAACGCGGCAGAGATTGCGTTTCGCGTCGCCGTGCCGGCGCCCGACAGCCCGGATATCTTGAAATGCAGGCTGTTGTCCAGCGGCGCGCACGCAAATACGAGGGCGGTAACGGGCTGCAGGCCAATCAGCGCGTCAGCCAACACCAGCTGGTCGCCGGTTGCCACTGCGGCGCGCGGCAAGGCATCAGGCCCCTGATCGTGCTGCGACACCCCATCAGCGCCCTGGGGGAATCCACCGTGTTGGGACTGCGCTGTATCCATCATGAACCGCAGAACGACCGTCCCCGCCCCCATGCCATTGGGCGAGCACCAGGCCCGGCTTACCCCTGGAACGGCCAGCGCCCAACGAACGTAGTCATCCGCATTGCCACCGTGTGGCGTCTCCTGATAAGCGGCAATGACGCGCTCGCTGTATGCGTCCGGGGACTCCACATCCGCCCCGGTAGCGATCGCGCCCACGACTGTGCCAGTGGATTGCAGGCCCGTGATGGTCGAGGAAAGTGTCACAGGCGTGCCGGCCGGACAATTCCCCGCAGCTCCAGCCCCTGCCGCTCGCAGGACGACAACCGCCTTGCCGTCCTCACCGACCGCTTGAGTCGCATCGACCGTGTAGGCCGTACCATCCGACCGCTTGACTTCGATTCCGGCGCTGATGACGACTCCAGCCGTCCCAGTGAACTGGGCCGAAATCACGGCCGCTACGGCGTCCTTCCGGAATACATTCTTCATCGCCCCCCAGCCCGCCAGGTACTCGTCTGTCGCGGTCCATGGGACGGCTTGCTTGGAGATCCAGTCGATATAGCCGAAGTGCAGGTGGGCAAGTCCGGCTTGAGCGACGCCCAGCACGCGCAGGACAGCCTTGCGCAGGAGTGCATTCGCGCCATCCAGAGTGGCGTTGATATCCGCCAGAACCTGATTTCTCAGTTCTGACAGCGTAGGACGAGAAAATGGCATATCAGTTGATTCCGTTCCATGCCCAGAGGTACTTCCCTGTGTGCAGGGAATCACCGCCAGGCGAATAGGCAATGATCTGGGCGCCGAGAAAAGACTCTCGAACCCACTCCACGCGGATGTCGAAGCGCGCCACAACCCCATCATCAATCAGCCACCTCAACGCCTCGGCCAGATAGTCGTAGGCACGATTGAGCGTCGTCTGGGTCTGCTTTTCGCGCTGCAGGAGCCAGAGCTTGCTGCCCACGGGTGCATCGGGATCGAACTGGTCTCCCCACCACCCCCGAGGATCTCCTGTTCCATCCGGGATGACGTCATCCGGGGCTGCCATCGCGTCGGTGAAGACGCTGACCAGCATGGCAGTTGCAAGATCCGCCCCGGTGAGCAGCGCGCCTTCCGACAACATCCAATCACCGTGGGCAACGGCAGCATCCCAAACTGTTCGGATATCGCTCATTGCGGCACCTCGGGCTTGTCAGAGGTCACGGTCGATCCGCCCGACTGGACGTTCTTGACGGGATGCTGGTGGACGTTAAACACGTCCCGCATGCCCTTCATGGTTCGACTGTTCGACTCGTAGTTGTCCTGCATGTCGCCCGTCGACTTCACCATGGGCGTCTGCAGGTCGATCCCGCCAGGCGCGACGATGGTCAACTTTCCGCTCAGGTTCCAGGTCACGTTGTTCGCGTTGTTCACGACCACATCCTGGCCCTTGACCTCGACGACGATCCCGCCATCGGCGGTAAGGTAGACATACTTTCCGTCTTGGCTGTACAGCTTCGTTTCACCGGCCAGCAGGCCGCGCGGCCGGCTCCCTTGATGGTTGACGCCGACCACCATGGTGGATGATCGGTCGCCCGACACCGCTGCCAGAGCAGCGTCAGACCCCACCGGCGGATTCGACGTAAGGCCGAATTCCTGCGGACGCACCCGCCTGTCCGCCACTTCCAACCCGCTGGCCCTCACTTGCATCAGCTGCACCGGCCCGCTGTCATCCACGGCCGTGACAACACCGCGCCCAACCATCATCTGAAGCCGGCGCCACAGCCTTTCGATTGCTTGTTCCATATCACCCCACCACTTGATCCGGTGCGAATTGAGCCCAGATGAAGGGCTGCTGATAGAAGGCCTGCGGCGGCATCAGCACCACGTCGCAGGTCGTACCTGCGCGTCCACGGTTGTAGGTCGTCTCGGCGATCAACCACGAAACAGGCGTGGCCTCGGATCCCAACTTCAAGGACGGGATCGCAAGGGAAGCCATCGTGTTGGGCGTGTACAGCGCCCCCGCCGAATCCCGCCAACTGTCGGTGTTCAGCCGAACAAAGAAGGACCGCCCCTGCCGCCGAGACATTTCCCACTTGGCCCTGTCTTCAGCCACCATGCTTCCGCCCAGGAGGTTCTCCGACAGCACAACCCGCGGCCGGTATCGAGGCACGCTTTCATCCACCAGATGCGCGATCTGGTTGGGAGCGCCGCCAACATCGCTGAACTGATCCAGCCCCTGATAGATCGCGTAGTAGTCGCTGAACTTCTGATCCATCGAGTACGAGGCGACGGCCGAGCCAATGTTCACGCCCTCCTGGAATCCGCTGGCCGCGGCCTGTAGCCCAATGCCCGACAGCAGCAGATCACCCGATGGCGTGTCGTACAGCAGGAGGCCACGGTATCGGCAAACCCGCTCCAGGATGTCATACGCGCTCTCGCCCGCGATGATTACCACCTGCTCGATCGGTGCGCCTTGGTTCGTACCTTCGGCCACGCTCGCCTTGATCCCGAACGGTGCGCAAAGCGTCTGAGCGATATACAGCGCGCTCGCATTGGTGAGTTGGAAGCCATCGAAAACTGCCGCGCAATCCACGATGTCCTGACACTTGCTACGGCCAACCAACGTGACCGAATGCGCCCCGTCGGTGAACGATGGCACGAAGCGATCGACCCAGCCAGTGGAAACGCGGTCCTCTCCGAGGAACACTTCGCAGTAATCCCCGGGCTGTACCTGCATATCCGGCCGCGTCGCGATGGGATAGCGATCAGTCATCTTCACCAGGAAATCAGAGGGGCATCGCTCGATTCCTCTCGTGAACCGCACCTCCTGCCACCCTCCGAGAACGCGCGTATTGGACAGCTCATAGCCCCGTCCGACACGGGTCGAAGTGGACACACGCAGCGTCAGATCATCACCATTCATTTCGACAGTGCCTCAAACTGGGGCGGCATAAACGCCGGGTGGATAGGATTGACCTGGCGCACAAGTTCTCCGGCTCTCGCCGGATCCCGGTAGATTCGATTTGCCAGCGCCAGCGCAGGCTGGGAGGCGTTGAAGGAAAACGCCCCCATCTGTGCCAGATTGCCCCCCCTTGCCTGAAGGTCGGAAACGACGGCCTTCCTGAGCTGACGCAATGCGTCATAGCTGGCGTCGTCACCACTATCGCCAGCAATCAGGATCTCGGAATCCAAAATTCCGACAACGTCCGTCTGCACCCTCGCGGCATCCTCTTGCGAGAACGGCTGATAGTCCGCCGCCGCCTGGGCCAATGCTGCGATTGCCACGCGTCGAAGATGGGCAGAACATGCGACGTTGGCCGTTGCAATGGCCTGCCCGATAGGCGACTCGGTAGATTCGCCGGCGGGTTGGAACACGGCCAGGCGGCCAAGCATCGCCATGCCATCCGCCGGGTCAACGGCCGTCGCGGCAACAGACTGCACAAATGCATTCGCAGCATCGCCATATGCCGACGTATCGACGATATTCGCGGCCGCCTGTTGCAACTTGACGCCTGCAGCAACCACGGCCGCACTGGCGGCCACATTGGCGGTTAGCAGATCGGCCGCCGACGCGCTGCCGGAAGCCTTCCGATTGGAGGTCAGGAAGCCCGAATTTCCGCCGCCAAAGAGGCGACCGAAATTGCCGCGCAGGCTCGACACTGCATTGAATACGCGTCGGACGCCGTTGACAATTCCAACCGTCATCTGGTAGTAGCGCACCGCGGTGTTGACGACCTGGCGAACCACTGCAACGCCCTGCCTGATCGCCGCAGCGACCTTGCGCGCCATGTCCAGCAGGCTACCCTTTCGAACGGCATCCGCAGCCTTGTTCACCTGGTCGCCCGTCGATTCACCGGCTTGCGGATACTTCCGTTCGCCGCTGACGATCAGCGACATCGTGAACTCGAATACGCGCCCCAGATCCTTCCGCTCCTCCAGCTCCAGATCCAGACACACAACGTTCGCGACAGTCCCCAGAGTCGGATGAACCAGCGTCTTCGGCCCGGCGGTCTCGCAGACCGTCAAAAAGGCTGCACGCTGGCCGACTACGCCGCCTCCCCCATAGATGGCGCTGTCCTCGATGAGGAACCCGTGGATCCGGAACTGCCTGGGAAGCTTCCCCTGATCCTCTGCCCATACCTCATCCCGATATGGATACACATGGACAGCCTGACGGCGACCAGCGTGCAGGCGCGCCCCGTTCACACCGAACGGAACGCCCCCATAGGAAGCTTGCTGCAGCGAAGCCTCCCAGCTGCCGGCGCCAGGCCCCAGCAGGTCGCCAACGGCGTTCGCAACGCCGCCAATGCTGCCTGCGACCTGTACGACGTCCGAGATTTTCATGGCATAGCCCCCAGGCCCATTGAATAGTTCACGCGCGCTGACATGCCCGCGCCATCACCACTGTTTGTGTCGACGCGTGTACCCGGTGGCGCCGATACGTTGACCTGCAAAGTCAGCTTCTGCAGAGAAGCATCCAGCGCATCCTTGAGGCCATCGAAGCCCGGACCGTTGCCCATGCCCGGCGCTCCGGCAGCCGCGCCCAGTGCGGGATTGGCCGCTTGGGTAGATCCTGCGGCGCCGCCGCCCATGGCCCCAAGAATCCGGTCTGCCATGATTCCGCGCTTGTACTTTTCCCCTTCCACGTCAGCAGGACGCTCGTGGTATTGGGACACGATGGCCGCAGCCCTGTTGGCGCTGGTCGCACGCGCCAACAGGTCGCCAGCTACCCGCTGCTGGCCCGGACCGTTGCGCAGCTCCCAGTCGAAGAACTTCAGCTGGTCTTCCAGTGTCGAGTCGCGGATATCGCGCTTGAATACTCGCTTGAAATCTTCCTGACGGTCCGGGTGCCACTGACCGATCCCGTAGGCCTTGCCGCCATCCCCGACGCTGTAGGGATTGCCGCCGGACTCCTGAAGAATGTTCGCGGCGATACCGGCGGCCTGCTCTTTGCTCCATCCCATGCCCATGAACTTTTGAGCGATATCCAGGATCTTCGGATCGTTCGTTCCACCGGGCGCATACTCCCCGGGGGTCAGATAGCTCTTGCCCTGCGCTCGCCCTGCGCTTGCCAGCGTAGCGTCTTCACCCGCGTTCAGGTCCTTGCTGTAGAACAATGCGCCAGCGCCGACTGCATACGGGTTCAGGATCCGGGCGTACCAGGGCGCACCAGCCGCCGCTGCACCAGCCCCGGCCGCACCCGCTGCACCGGCAGCCGCCGTCGCCTGGAGGGCGGTGGCGGCCGCCTTGGCGGCCGTCAGGCTTGCCACCAAGGCCGCCAGGGAAACACCCCATTCGGCCATAGTCGCCGCGAACTTGATTGCCACAATACCCGCCAAGACATTGCCCCACCCGCCAAAGGTGTCGGCGATCTTGTTCACGCGGTCGTACCACGCCCCCCAGTCGATACTGGTGATCCACGAGGTCAGCTTCCCGACCGCCTCGGCCAGTCGGTCCGCGATGTTCACGCGGTTCTCATCCAGCCATGAGGTCAGCTTCTCGATCATTGGCGTCAGGACTGGAATGAGCTTGTCGCCAATCGTGTTGGCAAGGGCGCCCGTGCTGGCCTTCAAACCGTTGATCTTGTCCTGGAAGGCCGAGGCGCGCTCGATCGCTTCCTCTCCGAAGATGTAACCCCTCTTTCCGGCCTCGGCCCGATCAGCGTCGAACGTTCCCCGCTGGATCATGGGCAACAACGACCCCATACCCAGTGCATCCGCAGCGGTACGTTGACCAGCGGGGTTCTTGATCTTCCCCAGGGCGGTCATGATGTCGCGCTGGGTGCGCTCGTAGTCAATCTGGCCGTCCTTCCCCCGGGATATCCTCACGCCCAGCCGCGACAACAGCATCATGGCTTGAGGATTGGCCCCAAACGCGGCCTCTCGAATAGTGTTTTGCGACGACAGCATGCTCTGGTCGAACTGCTCGGCGGTCACACCGGCACGCTTGGCGGCGTAGTGCCAAGCCTGCAGGCCCCGCGTCGACATGCCCACCTGGCGCGAGGTTCTCTGCAGGCTCGATCCCAAGTCGCCCCATCGTTGTGCTAACGCTCCCACGCCGGCCGCGCCCGCCAGGCCGACAAGCGCCGACATGCCGGGGATGATCGAGGAAATGCGATCAGCGGCAGCTCGCGCGCCCTGCGAAATCGAATTCAGGCCTGACGTGATCTTTCCAAGCGCGGTAGCGCCAGTCTTGCCGATACTCGTTAGGCGCCCCGACATCCGGGCAGCTCTATCCCCGATACGCGAGAATGAGTCCCCGACCTTGTTGCTCACCTTCGACGCGTTATCTATCGCCGAGATTCGGAATGCCAGTTCATTGGCCATGTTGTGCCTCCAAGCGCTCTGCCATGTCGTGCCACCACCGCAGTTCACTCAGCCGTAGCCCCAGGACGTCACGCGGCGGCCAGGCGTAAAACTTCGCCGTAGCCGCCGCCATAAGGCCCCAATCAGGCACTGGCCGGACTACTTTCCCACGCTGGAATCCTCGTCTCCGGCGTCGACCTCGTCTTCGTCGCCAGCCATGAACGAAGTCAGGTAGTTGGCCGCCGTGGTGAAGTCGCGCGCCCCGATGCGGTTGATCACCGCAATCGGAACCCCCGACACCTTGCCGATGAGCTTGCGCAGCGCATCGCCGGCGTCTTTCGAACTGTCCTTGTTGAAAGACAGGACTTCCTCCACGATCGGTTCGCGGAGAACCAACTCGGTGAAGGTTTCGGCATCGCCCCCCTGGCCCAGGGTGACAGGCTTGCGCAGGGCGATGGTCAGTTCGTCGGGAATCTCTTTCTTCGGCATATCAGCTCACAGTCTGTTCGGAAACGAGGGGACCTTCGAACTTGACATCGAAGGTGGCTTCAGTGGTGTCGACCTCCTGCGCATCGACGCAGGCCATGCTGCGGCCCACCACGGTCTTGCCGTTGGCGAGCTGCAGCACCACCGTCGCATTGCGCATACGGTTGAAGTCGTAAACCGTCAGACTCCCCGCATCGCGGGCAGTGAAGGAAATCGAGCCAGCGACCGGCATTTCCTTGACGCCGTGGTATCCGTCCTGGCCCACCAGGCTGGTGCGGGTAACGGTGGAGGGGCTGTACTTCGCCGCCCCTTCCAACATGTAGGAATTGCCGTCCACCGTGATTTGCGCGGTGCCGGCCAACAGATTCGCCATAATCGGCTCCTATAAATGAAAACGCCGCCCGAAGGCGGCGCTATGCCACAGCCCACGCGCGTCTACGCGCTGGCGGCCTCGCTGGCCGGCACGATGTTGCTGAATTGCATGAGCAGGGCGAAGATGCGCAGCTGGTTGATCAGGATTGCCGGATACAACACGTCCACCCGGTTGGGGTTGGTGCGGTTCTGCTCCACGATCAGGCCCTTGGCGAACACGTCAGCCCCCTGCACCCAGCCGCTGTCGTCCTGCATGGACTGATAGTCCGCGGTCAGGTCGGCCCGGATGGTGCTGGGCGTCACGATGTTGGATCCGGGCGCCGGGCGCGTGCCGTTGGCCGCCAGCTTCTTGCGGGCGTACTTGGAAGTCACCACCAGCTTCAGGCGCCGCAGGACCGCCGCCAACGTGTTCATCGTCTCGACTTCCAGATAACTGTTGTCCGGCTGGCCGAACGCGTTCAGCTGGTACGTCGTGATGAGGTTTTCGATTGCCACCGTGCCGTCGTCCGCCACCGTGAAGGTGCTGATGCCGGTGTAGAGCAGCGTGTTGCGGTCGGTCAGCTGGAACCGCGATTCCAGCGGCGGCGGCAGGAAGCTCGCCAGCGGCACGGTCTGCATCGGCTGGGCCGGATCTGCGCGGCACGATATCGCCGCCGCAGCCGTCAGATCGGCGGCCAAGATCCACGAAGGCGTCGGCGAATTGTTGAACCCCATGACCGACACATGTTCATCGTTGCGGGTGGCGCCAAAGGTATGGCATTCGCCCAGCGTGCCGCGGAATCCGCCATAGGCGTGCCCATACAGGCCCTTGGACCAGCTCCAGCGGCCGGTCGTCGTGGACAGAAACGCCTTGACGGCATTCAGCGACGCGGCGTCGTTGTACGGCATGGCGATGAAGTCGAAGGTCATGTCGCCCAGATTCGCCAGCGCAGTGGTCAGCGTCGGATTGACCTGCCCGCCGGACATCGGCGTGATCGTGACGCCCAGCCCCGCAGGGAGAGCTTCGCCGCTCAGTGCGCCGTAGAAGTTCAGGCGCACGTCGATGTCGTTGCCCGCCAGCCCCTTGTTCTTGGCCGTCAGGTTCACCTTCGTGGTGGACACCGCATCCACCGCGGCCGAAACCGGCAGATCTGCAGCGGCGTTGATCTGCGCCGCCAGCGCCGTCGCCAGTTGAGCGGTCGTCATGTTCGGCGTGCAGACCAGCGACACAACCGGCGAACCGGAGAATGCTGCGACGTACAGGGACAGCACACCGGTGGCCGTCGCCGCCGAAGTGAAGCTGATTGCGCCCGTGGCTGCGGTGGCCGAGGCATCGTCTGCCACTGGCAGATACCAGACCTCACCGAAGCTATCACGCGCACGATAGACGGCCGTCATCAGCGCCAGCATCGAGCCCTGGCCGCCGAGCACCTTCGCCTCGTTGGCGCCCTGGGAAATCGCCGGCTTGCCGGGAACCGCGGTGCCGGCGGCCGTGATCTGACCGATGATCAGCGCCCGTTGGTTGATCTGACCGGTGTTCGCGCGACTCGGGTCGATATCGGCGTAGAACAGCGGCACCCGCAGATTCTGCGGGATGTTGGGAAACTGGATCATTTACTTTCCCCCCTTATTGGGCGGTGCCGGCGGCACCTCGTTGGTGGCCGACTTTTGGGCGCCAGGGGCGACCGCTTCGACCACGTCGCCGTCGCGCAAGCGCGCGGCCCAGTACAGGTCGTTTCCGTCCACGGGCATGCCCTCTTCAGGCATGAATTGTTTGCGTACCGGGTCGAACACCGTCAGTCCCGGGCGAGGTTTGATGTACATGCAAAGCTCCTATTGCGGAAGGTCAAGATCCAAGCCGGGCACAGCTGTGCCGTCCGGCACCTGAACACGGGTATCCACCCCTTCCAGCGGATTGGTGGGAACGGGGAAGAAGTCCTCCGGACCCTGCACAAACTCCAGGCCCAGTTCAACCAGGACGGCGCCCAGGTGATCCCCGGCGTCTTCCGGTCCCCGCGTAATGCGCGTGCGGAAGTAGGAAAACTGATTGAGTTCCTGCATCAGCGGCGGGTAGTTGATGACCGCGGCCTTAATCTGATCCCGGAGGGTTTCCAACGCGACCTGCAGGGCTGCAGCACCGGCGTTGTCCAGTTCCCCGGGATGACTCGCCCGGGCCTCGACCACGAGCGCCGAGGTCACTGTGAAGGCCGGGGCACCGCTTCGACCGAACGACACGCCGTCCTCATCGTTCGTTCGCACGAACAGGACGGGATACTCTCCATCCCAGGTGGCCTGATCGCGTGGCGAATATGCCCTCGAACCTGCGTCGGTGGTGTTCGTGAGCGCCTGCACGGCCAACGCGCGCAGCTGGTTTGTCGTCGTCATAGCTTTTTCAATTTCAGATGTACCCAGCCCATTCCATCCGGCTGCTGTTCGAAAACGAGGAACGATTCGCCCGTCTTCTTCCGGGTGATGTGGTCATCCTTCGCAGGCGGCCGCGGCAGATCGGCCAGGCGAAAGCCCGCACTCGGTGCGGTCGTCACCCAACCGACGCCGCCCTGGCCGTCCTGGAATGCCGTCTTGTAGGCGTCGGTGAAGACGCCCGGCACGACCTTGGCCTTGGCACCGCCTGCAGGTTGATAGACCAGCTCTTCACCAAACGCAGTGTTAATGGCCTGGCTGACCTGGTCGTAATCAACCATGTCAGCCTCGGCGGATCTGCGGACCGGAGCCGGATCCGAAGCGCGGACCGTTGCCACGCTGAACCGTCGGCGCATCCGGATCTTCCAGGAAGCCGAGCTGCCGCAGCCGCTCGACCTCGTCGGCAGGCAGATCGACTTCGTCGCCGGCCACCAGCGACTTCCCGTCTTCAGCCTGCAGGATGCGCCCGCGCGCCACTATGGCCGTTACGGTCTTCGCGGCGGTCGGTCCCTTGTCCTTCTGGTTCGTGGCGCCGCTCATCATTCCACCGCCGGATCGCAGACGTTGGCCGACAGGCAGGCATTCACTCGGCTGGGGATGATGATGGGGGACGACTGCATCATCAGCAGACGCTGGGCCGGGTCTTCCTGCACCCACGTCTTGGGCGCGAACGGCAGCGATTGGTAGTTGAAGGCCGGATCCATGATCTGGCCGAAGGCGCGGGTGCCCTGCAGGTTGGGACCAGACATGATCAGGTCACCGTCGTACAGCATCGGCCGCTCGACGTTGTTCTCGTCCACGAACCAGTCGTTGTACAGCCACAGGTCGAACTGCCCCCACTTGCCCTTGTAGACCGCGCCATGCTTGATCTCGGAGCCGGGGTTAATCGCGTTGCCGAACGGCGCTTGTGCCGGCCAGACGATTGCCCCCTTCAGCGCCGGATCGAGGATGAACCCCGCCCACGAGCTGGGCGTGAACACCAGCTCCGATACCGTCGCGCCCGAGCGCTTGAGGACACGGGTCGCCCAGGCGTCGATATCGCGGGAGGGAGAGGCAGTGCCCGCCGCGATGTTGCTGGCAGTCCACTTCCGTCCCAGCGTCAACCCAACCGTCAGGTCCGGCGCCCGGCCGAAGTCCACGATCACGGTTTCGAAACCCTCGCCTTCGATGGTGACCTGGCCCAGACGCAGCGCGCTGGCGGCCATCCATTCCAGGCGGCGCGTCAGAATGTCAATCTGGTCCGTCATTTCGGCTTCCAGGTTGGCCATTTCGCGCTCGATGCCCTTCAGGTCGCCACCGATGCGCTCGCCGATCATGCGTCGCACCGGCTTGAGCAGATCCGGCGCGCGCTTGTCCTTGATGTAGGCGGGCTTGAAGGTGTTGGTCTGGAAGCGGCGCTGTTCGACCAGCTTGCCTTCGACCAGCGGCGAAACGAACGGCGCCATGCGGCGCATGCCGATGTCAACGTCGATCGCGACTTCTTCGCTATCCGAGGTCACGAGGTTGGGGAAGAACCGGTCCAACAGGAAGGACTGAGCGGTTTTCAGATTCGGAACGACCTGGATCAGGTCGATGGTGGTGTAAACCAAATTGGAAGACATTCGTCATCTCCGTAGCAATATTCTGGCGGACGTAAAAAAGCCCCGCTCGGCGGGGCCTCTTCTGCGTGTTGCGCGCGGCTTTAAGTCGGGTCGGCCGCCGACACCGAGGACTTGACGTGGATCGCGTACTGGCGCAAGGCCGCGGTCAGCGCGGGCAGCGTCCAGCTCGGGTCGTAGTACAGCGCACGACCGTTGACCTCGACCTGCACATAGGCACCGGCGTTGACCGGGCCGCTCGTAGCGTCCGAATAGTCAGCGAGGATGGCCGAAGGCACCTGACTGCCATCGGTCGCGCCTTTCACCGACAGGACGAACTGGCCGACGGCGTCGTTGACGTCGATAACGAACGTGTCGCCCGCAGCAAATGCCGTGGCGCCTGCGGTGATGGTGAAGCCGAGGCCACCTTGCGTGTAGGCAGTTCCCACGGCCGCGTTTGCGAGCGCGGTGCCTTCCGGGTCCACCACCTTGAACGTGGTCGCGGCAGTGGCGGTCAGCTGGTAATTACCCAGCTTGGCGCCTGCGCCCACGGTGACGGCGCCGATCGTGCCATTGCCCGTATTGGTGCCGGATGCCGTAGCGACAGCGGTGCTGCTCGTGATCATGCCCAGCACCGCCCCGCGCGGCAGCTTGCCGGACGCGAGGATGATGGGCTGCGAGACGATCTGCAAACCGCCCGCAATCAGTTGATCGGGGACGAAGACATCCGCCCGGACGCCGGGCTTCTGGGGGCTGTTCCCCACGGGATTGACGGGAAGCGTCATGAGTATTGCTCCTGATTATCTGAATTGCGGGGTTCAAGCTTCGCCGCGGCGCTTCTTGCCCGCCGCGACGATCTTCTGCGCCATGGTCATCTGGCCGTCGCCGCCACCCGAACCCGGGTTGGGGATGGTCGTGCCTTGCATGCGCTCGGACAGGGTGCGGCGTGCCGGCGGCGCCTGATCCGCTCGGCCAGCGTCCAGCGCCGCGATCGCGGCCTTGGACGACATGCCCGTGTCGAAAGCGAACACGCAGGCTTGGCGGGCGACGCCCAGGCGCAGGCCATGGGCCACGATGCGGGCGCAACGCACCCGCTCGGCGGCGCGGGCCGCCTTCTTCGACTGGTCTTTTTCCTTGTCGTCGCCGTCGTCTTCGGATTCGGCGTCCGGGTCTTCCCCGTTTTCCAGCACATCGTCACGCTCGTCGTCTTCGCGGTCGAGTTCTTCCATGCGTTTTGCATAGTCGTCGTCGGACTCGCCTTCCCGCTGCTTGCGCTCGTCGTCGGACTTGTCCTTGTCGTCCTCGTCGTCCTGTTCGGCACGGGCGCTACGAGCGCGACCCAGGCTCAACAGCGAGGCAAAGGGGGAAGAAGAGAAAGGTTTCTTCATTGCAGTAGTCTCACAGGTTGTTTACCGGCCCAGCAGGTCCAGCAGTTCGAGAAATGCGGCGTCGGGCGCCATGACTGCGTCTGCCAAGCCGCGGCTGACGCCGGCCGCCCCCATGAAGCAGGCGGCTTGTGTGTCGCGCACGGAATCCGGCGCGATATTTCGATTTCGGGCGACGGTTCCCACGAACAGCTCGCCCATCGTGTTGATCTCGGCCTGAACACTACTCAGGGCCGCTTCGGATAGCGGCAGCTCGGGACGGAAATCCGCCTTATGGCTGCCGTAGGTGATGAACGTCACGGCTACCCCTGACGCGGTCAGCGCCTTGGACAGATCGACATGCATCACGATCACGCCGATCGAGCCGACCCCGCCGGTGCGCGGCACGATGATGCGGTCAGCTGCGCTGGCGATCGCATACCCCGCCGAATAGGCCGACTCGGTCAAGATGGCCCAGATGGGCTTATCGCCCCGCAGACCGTAGATGGTGTCGACCAGGTCGAAACAGCCCGCGACCTCGCCGCCGGGCGAGTCGATATCCAACACGATCGCCTCGACCGCCGGATCCGCATAGGCGCTCAGAATGCTCTGCCTGATGCCGTCATAGCCAGTCATGCCCGAATAGGGCCGGAGCGACCCAAGCTTCTGCACGAGCGTGCCCTGCACCTTGATGCAGGCAACAGGGGCTTCTCCCACCATGTCGTAACCAGCGTCGCGAATCGTCTCACCCGGTTTCACCAGCTCGTCGTCATAGTCATCCCAGGCCATCGGACGCAAATTCGCGCCGTCCAACCGCATGATCTGGCTGACTCCGAGCCGCTCGGCGAGCGCGGCCATGATGACCTCGGCCTTGTCCTGACGAATCGCCAGCGGCGTGTTGAACAGCCGCTGGCCTAAGTGCGCAAAACGCATTTATTTTTCCTCCGGTAGTTGGGCGGCGTCTTTCGAATCCAACCCCTGAAGCACTGCCGGGACGGGCAAGCCCAGTCGCTCGTAGCGTTCGATTTCGATAGCCCGCCGGTCGGCCACGTCGCGCCAGTCGGTGCCGGATATCTCCGCGCACTCATCCTCAAGCGAGGACATGCCGCCGTCGATGCCCAACAACGCGCCTTGACGCTCTTTGACGATGTCGACCAACCCTCGGCCCGGCCCCATCCACTTGGCGCGCGCATACGCCGCACGCGCTTCGATAAATTCCGGGGCGTTTCTCGGCATCGGGTAGTCATCCACGTCCATGGATTCCTCCAGCCATGCGCAATAAATCGGGTGGGCCTGACCGGACGCGAAGCCAATCCGCCGACGGGCGAAGGTCTTCCACGCCTCCAGCATCGCAGACCGATACGCGCTGTAGTTCACTTCCGCCCAGTTCTGGCTGATCTGCTGCGCGGCCAGTCCGGTCCCTGCGGAAAAATGCCGCAACATGGCGCTTTCAAACGAAGCAAAGTTGCCACTCGGCCGGCTCGAGGCAACAGTGCCGATCGTCTCGCCCGGGTACAGGTGTGTAACCCCGGCATCGCCCAACCGAGTGCGGCGCTCCTGGTGGAATTCCGAGCGCTCGCGCTGGTATGCGCTGACCTTGTCCGACCCCGCCAGGGCTTCCTCGACGAGATCCGTATCGAACGGGCTTTGAATGTAGGCAGCAAAGAATGCGTTGATGATGGCCGCATCCAGCTCGGTGCTGTCGTACTTGATCAGCATCTTGAACCGCTGGATCACCGGCGTGAGAAAGCCGACCCCTCGATGCTGCGACGCCCGATCATGATCGAAACTATGCACCACAATCGGACGCCCCCAGTTCGTCTCGCGCGCGATGCGATCCCATCGCACGCTATCGCCAGCGCTGAACCAATCCCCCTGATGAGCGCGCCGGATGTGATACCAGGTTGGCACGCCGTAGCTATCGACCTCCACGCCCCCACGCAAAGCCTGCTGGTCGAAATTCTGCTGCGGGTTGGAGAGACGATCCGGATCCATAATCTGCACCGCTGTCGCGTACCGGGCGCGCCCGACCGCGATGCGATCAGGCAGCCAATGCAGCATCGAAAGCGCATCACCGTCAATGAGGTGGTGCCGGAATCCGAGTTGCATCATTTGCGGGAACGAGAGCATGCGCTCTGAATCGCAGTAGAAGAACGGATCATTCGCCCACGACCGCCAGTTTGCTTCCACCGCCTGGCCGAACTCGTCCGCCCAGCGGTGATCGAACGCCTTGATGCCGGTCACCGTCCGCAGCCAGCGATAGTCCGGCTTGGAGATCGGTCGAAAATCCGGCCCGATGACGTTGTCGACGGTTCGCATCACCGCAGCTGTCGCCCAGCCATCATTGCGGATCAGGTCTCGTGCCCGCGCCGCCAGGCGGTCGCGGTACATATTGACCTCACCGTCCGGCGAGGATAGATAAGGATGCCAATCGCGAACGTGGCCACCGTGCTGGTCAGCCGCGTCATATGGCGCGTTGCCACCTGGCGCCAACATGGTCCCAAGGCGGCGAACCGCGGGCAACGGCTTACCGTGCCTGTCCAGGATAGAAATTGAGTTTTCCATCAGCGCATCACGAAGTTAATCTGCCGGCGCGCCCGAGGGACGATGCCGAGCAATTTCTGCAGGAGGGCGATTTCACCCTGGAGACGGCTCAAGTCGGTGGCCCTGTACGTGACCGACTTCGAGCCATCGGATTGCGCGTAGCTGGCGGCGGCCACCTGCTTGCCCATCAGGAGTTCAAAATAGGCGGCCTTCAGGGCGGTCAGCCGCGCCTGCATATCCTCCCTGCTCATTCCGTCATAAACGCTCATGGCGTACCTCGTTATGCAAGTTTGCTCACCCGCGAGCGCCCGGAGCCTGCCGACTTGACCCGTACCGTAGGACCGCTATGGCCCGAGCCATTCGCGGGCGTCGGCGCGACCGACACCTCGCCGTCCGGCAAGGGCGGCGCCCCGTGTAGAACTTCCGCCAGATCCTCGACGGTTCGATTTAGCTTGAGGCCGAAGTGGATCAATGCGCAGAGCGCGGCATATGCATAAACGCGACAGTCCAACGCCTCGTTGGCTCGACCCGACGGCAGTTCCCAAACGCGGAACTTATGCCCGCTCGCTTCCTTGACCACGATCCGCTCGGATGTGAGCTGCGCGTAGTAGTTCAGATCGCGGTCCGCCGGGAAGTGCATGAATCCAGGCCCTGGGGTGTCCTTGTTCAACCGGTTCCGAATCGTGTCTTTCGCCGTGTTGACGCCGATGATGGTTGGGCGATACGTGGCCTTGTTTCGTCGGCTGGGCACCTTCGTGGGCCAAACCGGCGAGCGCTGCCCGTTCCGGGCGGATTCCCCCTTGATGGCGTAAATCCGTCTCCCCAATCGGGCCTTGGCGAATTCATACACGCGCTGCGTGTTGTGGCCACCGGAGTCGATACATGCTGCCGAAACGTTGTATGGCCGACCATCGTGGCGATACCACGTCTTCAACAGGTAGGCGTCGACGCGTGCCCACAGTTCAGGCGTTTCCGGGTCGCCCTCGAATACCTCATAGTCGATAGACCAGCTTTCCTCATCCCGGCCCCAGCCAACCGTCTCGCACTCGACACGGTCGGGCTGGACGTCCAGTCCGGCGGTCATAATCCCAACACCAAAGGGCACTTGCGCGGCCCACAGTTCGCCGCGAGCGGCCAGCGTCTCCAGATCGAGATCCTTGCCGCTGTGCGCACGGTAGGGCAGCCCCATCTGCGTGTTCCACCAAGCCTGCTTCAGATCCTCGTCATCCTTAGCTGCAAGCCACTTTGCCGCAATGTCCGCCGGCTTATCCTTGGTCCAAGGGGAATACAGCTTGCCGGCCTGGAAACCGGCATGCTGGTTATCAACGGCCCAGGTCCCGCACTCCGGGCACTTCACCCTGTACACAGCATGGCGATCGCTGGCCCACCAATCCCACACCGCATCCACCGCGGCGATGCCGCCACTGCCAGGATCGGCGGCTTCAGCATCGCGCCAGGCTCGGTCGTAAATTTCGAGCGGGACATGACGGTGACCGCAGCAGCTGAATGGCCGCGTCTGGTGCCACCGGACAGTCTGCAAAGTCCGCAGCCGATCGCCTTCCGACCAGCCCATTCCGCACGCCTCACAGAAAATTCGCGCTGTCTTGGGGAAATGTTCCTGGACGACGCCCTTTTCGTCCTTGCGCTTCTTCCAGTCGACGTGTCGGAAAAAGTCCAAGAACTGGCGATGCCCGCAGCCGGGGCAGCACACCGAGGCGCGCCGCTGGTCCGACGCCAAATAGCTTTTCTCGATGCGGCTTTCGTCCTGCACAGTCGGCGAGCAAGCCCGCACCGACAACCAGTTGGCGCCAAAGCTCGCGGTACGCTCTTCCGCCAAGGAAATCGGGTCCCCCTCTCGGGTGACCGGGTACTTGTCCACTTCGTCAGCGAGAATCACCCGCACCGGACGGCGAGCCAGGTTGTCGGGGCTGCCGGCGCCTGCCAGCGCCAAGAACCCGCCCGGGAAGGACTTGAATAGCAGCGTCTCGTCGGCGGTCCGCGTCTTGCTGGACCCGACCAGTTCGCGCAGCACGGGCGTCACCCGTACCATCGGATTGATCCGCTCTTTGCTGAACTGCTCCGCAGCATCTTCTTTCGGCTGCAACAGCAGCATCGGGCATGGATCCAGGTGCGCGAAGTACCCGAAGATGTTCTCCAGCAGCGCTGTCTTCAGCATCTGCGTACTGACCATGGCCGTGATGACATGCACGCCGGGTTCGGTGGGCGCGAGCATCGGACCTCGCGCGACCTCTACCGTGCTGGTCGACCAGTTCCCCGAGGTACTGCCAGCCTCTTTCGCCAGCTTTCGATAGCGGTCTGCCCAGTCCGGCACGCTGATCCGCGGTGGCGGCGTCCAGCCTTGGCGAGCAGCCCGCAGCAAGGCGGCCCGCTTATCCTGTGCTGAAGTCGGCGGCGGGTTCGCCAAGTTGTGAGATTTGTTTGTGGACATGCGCAGTCAAAGCCTCGGTGACCCGGTCGGCCTCTTCCAGCCCTAGTTCGGCGGCCAGCAGCGGACCAATCTTCGCGGGCCAGTTCAGCCACGCATCGCGCTGCCCCCGAGAGGCTTCGAAAAGTACGGCCTGGGCCACGGCAAGCTCCACCAGCGCCCCGGATTTCTGTTCGTATTCCAGCTGCCGCAGTAGCGCCAGCCAGTTCTCCTTTCGTCGCAGGGCTTCGGCGTAGTCGACCCCCTCACCCTCGCTCAACATCCGGGCGGCTTCGGCCTCCAGCGAATTGCTGTCGTCAGCCGTTCCGTCGGCCCCCACCTCGGGTTCGCTCGGCCGTCGATTCGCCGACGGCCGCGCCGGCTTCGCGGCGGCCTTCGAAGCCGTCGCATTGGCCTGGCGCCATGGAGAGCCGATCAGAGCCGGATCAAGGGTTCCATCCTTCTTCGCTTTCAGGCGCCCCTGCGTGATCGCTCGCCGCACCAGTGTGTCGGAACAGCCTTCCCGTCGGGCGAACTCCCGGATCGACAGACCCTTTTCCGCTTTTGCCACGGTGCGAACACCTCCTGTTGATCTGTTCGCGCCCCAATTTCAGACGCAATTTCTACGGCCAAACTCACCGCAAGCCCGCATGGTTATTGCGTCTCGGCCGCCTGCGCGAACAGGACGGCGCGAACAAAATGCGAACACCAGTGCAAACAGGTGTTCGCACTCCGAAAATGCGCCACAGCCGCATAGATACGCGCTCCAGGCCTGTTTTATGCTGTGGTGCGAACAGGGTGCGAACACCTTTAACACCCCAGCGCTGGGCACAAAACGCAGCGCGCAATGCCCGCGGTGCTTACCCCTCCAGAGGGGACCCGTCGGGGTTGAAGCGGGCGGCGTATCCGAGGATCGCCGTCACGACGCCGTCCACCTGCTCCGCAAGCGGGAGTGCCCGGGCCTCGCTGTCCTGCACGAATGCGTCGCGATCGGCGCGCACGTCCAGCTCCCAAGCATTCACGGCAGCGCGCAACTGGGCGGTCGTGATCGAGGTCATACCTTCCATGTGGTTTCTCACTTCGCAGTTTTCAGAGCCTGCGCCAAAGCGGCGTCGAAGTCCCCAGGGAAATGCCGCTCGACCACTTCGCGCGCGGTCGTGCCGAAGTTCAGCTGCTTCTTGATGGGCAAGGCGTCGCCGAACCGGATCAGGAGCTTCAAACGGCCGCCGCGGTTCTGCTGGCTTGCCAGCTGACCGGTCGTCACCGCCTGGCGCCGCCCACCTGCCTTCACGCCACGCGCCCGCTTGGGCGCAACGCGCTGCCATACCCCATTCACGGCCTGGCCGTTGCGCGTGCGTATCGAGCCTACATAGACGTCCGGCCTTGCCTTCAGGCGCCCCATAGCGGCGCGAGGCAGGTTGCCGTAGCTATTCAGCTTCACTCCTTTGGGATTCAGCAGCGCCCGGCTGTTCAGCTTGTGGACGCCGCCGGTCTCGTAGGGCAGCAGGTAGGCGGCCGCGATCTTCTTGATGTAGACCACTGCCACCGGTGACGACTTGCGAGCCTTGCTGACCCCGACCGACTTCTGCGTGAATGGCGTCGGGTTGTCGAAGGTCGACTTGATGTTGGCCTGCTCGGCGGCCTGGACGCGAGCCGCGGTCGCGTTGATGGCCTGCGCCATCGCAAACGGCAGCTGCTTGGTCGTGAATGCATCCATGCGCCGCAGGACGTCTTTCAGGTTGGACGTGATCTTTATCTCGAGCATCTCTCACCTCACCCACACCCATCACTTACAAGTCTGTAAGAATTCTTTGCTACGGTTGCCTAGCGTCCCCACTTCTTGGAGAGCCAATATGGGTGAATACGAGATCGCGCATATCAATCAACAGGGACAAGACATGATCATTGTTCCGCTTGACCCAGCCTTCGGCACTAAGCCGCCAAGCATCCAACAAGACATCATCGAGCAACTTCAGCTTTGCGCTCAGTCAGCAGGATTAGCCGGCACAGTCGTCCCGGTTTGGCGATACGGAAATGGATTCAAGTTCATTGCCCCCACGCCATGGAAGGCCTTCTTCCAGAGCCTGCACTGGAACGACATCATCCGTAACCTCAACAAGACCCTGACTTGTCACTGAGGGACTGTGCCCTCGTCGCATCATTCGCTGCAGATTGGCCCAGTTGTCTCGAGCGACACGGTCACCATCAAGAACTGGGGCGACCAGTGGTTGTACATGAGCTTTCACTTTCACCTCACTTTGGAATTTCGCATGGCACATTTCATCGTCACTTTCAGATTCAAGAACGACTCGACCTATCAAGATCGCTACGACTCTTTCGTCGACAAGGTCAAGGAAATTGCGGAGCTCTCGCCCTGGGATGAAACCTCTTCTTTCTTCGCATTCCAAGCCGACGACAATGCCGTCGGCCTGTGCACCACTCTATATGTGGAAACGAAGTTTGACTCCACTAAAGACCGTATGGTGGTAATTGATATAGATCGGAGAGAAAAAGCTACCAAGGGGAATTTTGACTATCTCCCCCTACTCAACTACGGTCTTGGCTTCTGAGCAAGGAGCGACGCGACGCGGCCTTGATTATTTTTTCGGTCTACGTAAAAAGGTGCCGGGTGCCCCCCCCCAACTGCACACCGCCCGGCGCGATGATCCCTATCCCGCGCGCCATGCCCAGCGCGCGGACCCTTGATAGCGAAAGGGCGGATTTTTTGGTTATTGCGAACGACAACAATGGATGTGTCGCCAGATAGTAAGACCTTTGCACATTCTCGGTAGCGACCGGATGTCAAGGTTGTTTATCGCCAAGTTAAGCGCTTGGGCATAAACTGCCGACTTCCAACTCTATCGGACGAATACATGCCGGCCCCGAATCCCGAGAAAGTCCTGATAAAAGCGTTTGGCGATGATATCGACGACGCATTACAGCGCTACTGTGTCGCGGACCAGCCGCCCGCGATTCGACGAGCCGCACTCGACCATATCTACTCTAGAAAATTGGTCCAGGTGGGTCGCCTGCGTTTCGCGTTTCACGCGGATCCTTCAACTTGCCCTTTTCGTGAACACGATTTCCGTCGTGCACGCGCATTGTTGGTAATGCGGTCCGACACAGCTGGTCGATTCGAAGAGCAGGCCCTTCAGGGGAATGTGGCCTTCTACGGCGAATACGATGCGGCCAGGCACTATGGCAAGCCCCTCACGGCCGGCATGCTCCTAGATTGGACGCGCTACGCACAAGACGCTTTCCTAAAACTCAGCGAGCGAGTCGGGGTACGAGACTACCAAATCCGCTACCGCAACCGAGAGAGCCAAGATGGGCGGCCAGCCCACACGGGCGTTACTGCAAGCGCAGCCCTGTCTAACCCTGACGAACTTGTCCATCTTGTCCGCGCCTACGCTCCCGCGAGTGCGGACCTTGATGCGCTAGCAACAGAGTTTTCGAGCGGTATCAAGGCGGATTCTGTAGATGCTGAGCTGGTGATACTTGGTCGTGACGGGAAAGACGTCGTCATCGCCAACATCGGCGATGGCGCGCGCCTATTTGGAAATCGCTAAACTCCAATTGAGGCCGCACACATGAACGCAGGCTAGTTCGGATGGCGCGGTAGGAATCGAACCTGCGACAACCGGGGTATGAACCCGACGCTCTGCCACTGAGCTACACCGCGAAAAGAAAACCCCGCCGGCATTCCCGGCGGGCTTGAATTTATGCATGTGAATTGACTACTCGCTTACAAAGTCATTAGTAGCCAAACGCTTGGATCCGAAGCGAATCTCGTAACCCGCACCTTTCTCTGGCAATAGCTCACGAGCCTGCGCCTCGGTGGGAAAGAATCCAGCAAGATCCCAAGGGGAGTTCCGAAGCACCGCCCACCCCTTCACCCATCCGGGGTTGTCTTCGTCAAGCTCATAGTCCATTTTGGCCTCCAGTGTTAAGGGAGTCCAAATAGTAGCCCTGCGAGCCTAGTCTCTGACCAGCGCAACATCAACCTTCGCGCCAGGCTCAGCACGATAAGCCAGTTCAAATCCCGACACTTGCTCGAAATCCTCGGCCACCGAAACCGAAATCACCCGGTCGTAGCTCGAATCACTGAGGTATCCGCCAATCGGCTCGCTATGCACCCTCCGGCGCTTCCCGCCGAGCCCTATGGCGTCAACATGTACGTACAAAGGAAGTTTCCGACCCACCAGGGCCGAGCAGCTTTTTAAGGCGTAGCGTAACGCGGTGCGCAGCCTGATGTGTGTCGCTCATCGGGGACCCTATGGGGGGAAGGGATGGAGCGGGCTGCGGGGATCGAACCCGCGTTGGCGGCTTGGAAGGCCGCAGCCTGACCACTCGGCCAAGCCCGCCAATGAAAAAGCCCTAGCGCGTGGCTAGGGCTGATGGGGTATGAGGACGGTCGGCTTAGGCGATCAACGCAGGCCGAATCATCTCGACGAAATCCACAGCATCACGGAAGTAGTTTCTGAAGGCATCAGCTACAGCTCGTGGGGAAGACGCACTGACATACACGATATCGTCTTCGGGATTAGCGCCTTCCATCGAATCTCGAAAGGAAATCGCATCCTTAGGATTGGTAAATCCAGTCGCAACCAACTCTCCATCGTGGAATCGAAGAACCACATGTTTTTGCTGAGGTATGTCGATTTGACTTCGGCGCGCCGCGTCAAGCGTGCGAATGACGTTCAGTTCATCTTCAAGCTCTCGCATCTCTCGGCGCAAGTCTGCATCTGAAAGTTGCGAGGCACACCCATTCATACCCTCGCGATCTCTTGCGATGAACTCACTTGCGAGTACAAAAAGTCGTTCCCTTTTTGGATTTGCACCTTCGTCAAACTTGATTCTTGCTCCGTCTAGCAAATCGCTAATCTCAACAGCTGTGGCCCATGCGTGCTGCGCCTTCGTCCTGTATTGGATCTCGACTTTCAGGCCGTTATAGACGCTACCACTGGAGCCCTCGGGCACGTTGTACTGGAACACATCGTGGATGCCCCGGTATCCCGTTCGCTTAGGACTGGCGAGGTAGTCAAACTTGTCGTTATCTACACGCTTATGCTTTGCGCGTGTCTGGTGGAACCTAGCGCGAAATTGCCGTAGATGGTCGATATCATCGAAGATCAATCTGCAGCCGGCAAGGTCGTGCATTGTTGAAAGATCCCTGGCCCGCCCGGAACTAAGCTTGTCGAGAATTGTATTCAGTCGCTTTAGCCGTTGAGCAAAGACGACGTTGAACCTATCCTCGGTCTTGATATAGCGCCTCAACGTGTTTTGAAACGTGGTCAGCACAAAGGCATGCGAATTTCGCCAGTTCCGTACTATTTCTTTATCTTCGGGCGTTCCGCCCCTCAACGCCACGTTATCCCCCGCGCGCCTCACCGCGCTTTTGGAGTGTTTGCTAGGATCCCCATACGAATACGGCATCTTCGGCCTCTCGCGAGTGCGATAGTTCACATTGGCCATTTGTAACAGATTTCCAAGCTGGATGTGCGCCGATATAGGAGTCGACCGTGTCACCGTCGATCAGATGCAACATACTCCGCAGGACAGGGTGAGCAGAAATGCAAAAACCCGCCGGCTTTCGCGGGGCGGGTTTCATTGGGCGGACTTCTGAGGAAATCCGTTATCGCTGATTATGGCGGTCGTTTTCGCACAAGTCAACGATCAAGGAATGAAGCCGCCGTCCTGTAGCAGTTTTTCAGCCGCGGCATGGGCGGCCTGCTCGACTCCATAGATCGGCTCGGCACCCTTCTTTTCGCGCGTACCGCGCAGCCAGTCTCCCGCCCTGGCGCTGGCGCGCTCGACGCTGCGCACCTTGCACCCGTACTCGTCGGCCAGATATTGCAGCGTCCGAGTGTTTCCGGTGTCGTAGTGACGCCGCACCAGGGCCAGCAGAAGCTCGCTATGCGCGGTCCGCATTGAGAGATAGGCACCCAGCGCCACCGAGACACGATGCAGCGCCCCCGACCATTCGGGGTGTTCCCCCTCGCTGCCGCAGCATTTGCAGTGTGTCTTGCGCTGGCCGTAGCGGGCGTACAGCACCGCCAAGTGCAGCGGCTCCAATCCGCGCTCCAGGAACTGCCTGAGCTTGGCAATCTCGGCCGCGCCGTCGATACCCGCCAGCGGACCAGGCTCGCCCAGCCGGGCGTCAGCGGCGCGCGCCATGGCCGGCCGGTTGGTGGTGTGCCGCTCGTCGCTGAAAGCGTAGGCCAGGGCTACCGCAAGGCGGGGGAAAGGTGTCGTCCGTTCAGTCATGCCGCCCCCGGCCCACGTGGTCCGGATACGCCGGCGCCGGCTCGCCGCTGCCGCTCACGATGCGCAGCCAGGCGTTCAGCTGGGCCTGATCCTCCAGGCGGTGCTTGGGCTGCGCCGCCCAATCCACAAGCCACTCGCCGCGGGCGGACTCGCTCATCCGCATCAGGTGCTTGGCGAGGATCTTGTCCAGAATCGGACGATCAGCCAGGGCAATCCAGCCACCTTGGCACCGCCAGCACTGGCACCCGTATGCAGCGGGACGAGCGCCGTCAATCGTGCGCGGGCGTTCGAAATGCGTGATTGCCTGGGCGACAGCGGGCTGCTGGTGGGCCAATTCGATCCAGGCTTCTTCGATTTGTTGATCGAGCATGATCTATCCTTCAAACGATTCCAGGGTTGTAGGGAGGGACGCGCAGCAGCCGCGCCACAAGCTCAACCGCGGAACCGTCCAGGACGGCCCCCTCGGTAAAGCGCAACACCTTCCAAGCCCGCGAGGGTGGCGGCGTTGTACTTCGGTAGGCCTTTCACCACTTCGGCAAAGGCCTGAAAAATGCTTCGAACTTACGCGCCGTTCTGTTCTCGTCGGATCTGCGCCCGCGCGACCATGATTTGGTCTAGCCGTTCTGCCTCAGCATCGACTTCTTGCTCGGTGCCCACGAAAATCGGCACCCAGTCATTCGGCGCCGAATTCGCAAGGAAATGGCGGCGCCAGCCGTCGATCGAGCGTTTCAGCTCCTGAACGTGGAACGTGTTGGCCTCATGGGACCATTCCAGCACCCATAGGTCTTTCATCGTGCCTCCTGGCTGAACTTGAGGTATTGGTATGAGCGGCGGGCATCATCCAGCGTGTACTGGCCCGTGCTGCGGTTGAAGTACAGGCTGATCTTGCGGCGGCCGACATCATCCCGATCCTTGAGCACTTCCAGCCGCGCATCGGGCGTATCGGTGTCTTCGCCGGGAGGCTTCTGGGCGGACCAGACCGAGAACACGTTATCGGCGCCGTTCGTGATGTGGCCACTGCCGGCGACGTCCAGCTTGCCCGGCGCCTTGGTTTCGTCGCTCGCCTTGCGCGGGTGAGCGACGAGGTGGACGTGGCTCTGGGTGGCGTGTGCGAAGGACACGATCTTGCGCATCGCCGTCTTCTGCGCCGTCATGGAGCCCGGGCCGTCCTCAGGTACGTCGAGCATCATCAGGCTGTCGATGACGAAGTGGCCGCAGCCGTAGCGACTCGCGGCGTAGGCAAAAACCTCCAGCAGCCGGTCCAGGCCGGCGATGCCGACCACGTTGAAGATCCACATGCGGCCCTGCAACCAGTTCTGGACGGCACTCAGGTACGCCGGTGTGGGCCGGTCGATGCCCGTGATCTGCTTGGCCAGGCGCTTGAGCTGCTGAGCCGGCGTCAGCTCGCCCGAAAACATGCACACCGGGACGTCGCCCTGCATCACGGGAATCAGGGCCTGGCTGAGCATCAGGCTCTTGCCGTGGCCGTTGATGCCGGTCCACACGCTGACGCGCGCCGGCAGCCATTCCCACCAGTCCATGGCCCGGCCACAGAATGAAAGCTGGGGGTAAGCCGGCGCGTCGTGAGCTGGCCAGAACATCGCCTGCGTGGCAGGCATGAAGTCGGCCAGTTGCTGGAGTTCATCCGGGTCCAGCCCTCGCGCCTGCTTGATGCAATGTTCGAAGTCTTCGCCGCTGGCCTTGTACTCGGTCAGGTACTCATTGGCGTCCTTGGCCTTGCCGAAGGTGGCGATGCGACAGCGCTCCAGACCCAGTCTCATGGCCACCTCACGCGCGCCCTTGTGCCCAGCCTCGTCGTTGTCGTAGCACAGCACGATGTCGCTAAACTGCTGCAGGCGCTCCCAGTCGTTTTCGATCCACTGGTGATTGCCCGCTCCCGCGTTGACCGACAGAGACGGAATGCCGACCTGGTGACCTGTCATGGCGTCGATCTCGCCTTCGAAGATCGCGACCATTCGCGCGTTCAGGTCAATCAGGTGCCAGCCAAACAGGCAGGGCTCGGCGCCGCCGGCCTGCAGCATGTCCTTCTTCTCGTCCGGGTTGCGGGATTTCGTGTTGACCAGCTCGCCGTCGCGCAGGTACGGAAAAATCGCGTAGACCTTGTCGCGCCGCTCCTGTTCGCCGATCCGGAATGCGGTGATGGTTTCCTCGGTCAAGCCGCGGCCCATCAGCCATTCGCGCACGCGCGCCTTCGGCGTCCGACATTGGGGCTTGGCCGGAAGCTTGTACGGCTCGCGCTTGGGCGGTTTCAGCGGAACGTCGTCGCGCACGCCCAGGTATTGCTTGGCTTCCCGCATTGCCTCGGGCAGGTCACAACGCCGCACCGCCATCCACAGGTCCAACAGATCGCCGCCGATGCCTGCCGAGAAATCGGACCAGACTCCCGCCTTTGCACCGCTGATGCTAACGGACAGCGAATCGCCAGCATCTCCCGACACGTTGCCGATCTTCCATTCCCGTCCGTGCTTCTTGCCGCCGGGCAACAGGTACGCGGCGACGGTTGCGGCCGAGTCCGCCAGCCGGCGGGACAGTTCCTGCGCGTTCATTCGGACGCCCCCCGTGCAGCAGCCTGGCTGGCCTTCCAAGCGGGCCAATCCTGCTCAGTGCGCACCCGCTGCCGGTTTTCCCACATCCAGCGGTTGCCCTCGGTGCAGCCGGCATTCTCCGCTTCCCACTGGTTGGAAAACCCGACCACGGCGTACCACGGCTTAACCCCACCAGGTGCGTTTGCGGCCGTGTCAGACGTCGACGGCAACCATTCGCGCCAGTGTTCACCAGGGCCGTAGAACGTGCTGGCCATGAGCACGAATTGAGTGCCGGTCTTGTTCCCGGTATCGCAAAACTTGGCATAGCCGCGAGTTGCCTCGACCAGTTCCTGCGCCGTAGCGTCGCCGGCACGAACCCGAGCCTTCCATGCCGTCCATGCCGCTTTACGCGGGTTTCCACCTTCGCGCTTGGGGTAGGCTGACCACGCCGTCATGAACTCCGGCGAAGGCTCATCTGCCCCACCGCTTTGACGTGCCGGCACGGCTTGATCACACGTGCCATCCGACAGGATGGTACGAGAGTGTTTTCTTTCTTTTGTTTTATATCCTTTTGTGGTGACCAAATCGGTCACCCCTAAAAAACCAATTTGGTCACTGTGACCGATTTGGTCACCCCCGTGACTGTTTTGGTCACCCCCAGTGACCGATTTGGTCACCCCGCTAGTAGTGACCGATTCGGTCACTGGGGTGACTGTTTTGGTCACTGTATTGGGGGTGACTGATTCAGTCACTCCGGTGACCATTTTGGTCACCCCTGATAAGGCAGCGAGTTGCCATTGGCCATATCGCTTGTTGACGCCCAAGCGGTAGCCATGGACGCCGGTGTCGCGGCGCAATACGCCGGCGGCGCACAGTTCGCGGACGGTCTTTCCTACGTGGGTCTTTGCGATTCCAGTCATCTGTTCCAACTGAGTAAGGCCGATCTCGTCGCTCTTCTTTCCGTAGCCATAGGTCTTGCGCACCACGGCCATCACGACGGCCCACTGGCGCGCTGAGAAGCCGGCACGGCACATTGCCTCCAGCAACTCATTTGCGAGGCGTGTGTGGCCCTCTTCGACCTGCGGCGATGCGTTGTCGTGTGTCAATGCGCGCCTCAGAACGGCAGCCCGTCGTCCGGAACCCACACCACGCGAAAACGCCCCGCCGTGGGCGGCAGCGCTCGCAGGGCCAATTCGGCTGCGTCGCGTACTCGTTCGGCCGGCAGTTCCGCATACTCCGGCCCATCGCCGATCGCCTGGCGGATCGGACCATCACGAAGCGAGATATCGAACAGCGCGCCCAGCGACACGTCCACGCCCTGCCGTGTCGTGCCGTCGCAACGGCTGGACACGATGCGCGGCGGCTGGTCGTGCTGTGCCTGGATCAACGTCACTTCATGCTCTTTGCCCTGCGCGTCCGTGTAGCGCAGCAGCGGGACAATCATGCGGGGGGTCATAGAACCTCCATCGCTCCACTGGGGAAGGCACGGCGGCAGGATGGGTGGAGGAGTCCATCTTTTCGGGAGCTACCCTAGCCGTGTGCACACCGTTATCCGCCTACGACCTGAACCGGTGGCGGCGTTGAAGGGCGGCCCGGATGCGCTCTTCGCGCTCCAGACCCAGATCGAAGTCGGCGATCCACTTGCGCAGCCCGCGGCGGTGCCACAGCAGCCATAGACCAACGACAATGCCAACCATGAGCGCCACAAGCCACGTCGACGCGGCGATCCAAAGAAGGATCAATAAAACAGGACTTACGTCATGAATGGCCGGATGGGATGTGACCAAGGCTAGAGACATCTCGTTGAAATGGCTCATCGGCTGCCCTCCTCGATATTTGAAAGGCGCATGCGAATCTCAGCCATACACAGACGCGCAATCAGGGCAGCAACAAATGCGTCTTGGCCCTGACCCGATATCCGATAGCGTTCAAACAACAGCGGTGCAGCGGCCCCGCGTGAGGCAGTTAGAATCTGCACGATTGCCAAATCTTGGACCACGATATCCTTGGAGTTATTCATGGCCGCCACCCTGTCCTTTGATTGCCCACACTGCTTCACTGTGAAATCCGGCTTTACTTTGGTCGGGGAGATTGCGCTGCCACAATCCCTGTACCGATTTCACGCGTTCTTCATGTGCAACAACTGCCATCTGCCGGTAATCGCGATGCTCGAGTCCAACAAAGGCACACCACCACACAAACTGCATGGCGACCTCAGATTGATGTCCGAAGCCACAGGAGTGAGACTGAAGCGGGTAATTCCTGAATCGGAGACTTCTGAAGCCCCGCCCCACTGCCCGGAATCCGTAGCTCGCGCATTTGTTCAAGCCAGCAATGCCATCAAACGGAGCGATTGGGATGCCGCCGGAGCAATGACTAGACGGGCGCTCGAGCTCACTACGAAAGACTTGGCGCCACAGCATGCGGGCAAGAATTTGGCAGCACGTATTGACGCGCTCGCGGCGGAAGGACTGCTTACGCCCAACCTGAAGGACTGGGCGCATAGCCTCCGCTTCCTGGGTAACGACGCCGTACACGAAGTCGACGGCATTCCCGAAGAAGAGGCCGTCCAAGGTTATGAATTGGCTCGATTCACTCTGACGTACGTCTATACCCTGCCGACGCAAGTTGCCACAGCGCGCGAAATGCGAGCCGAACGACACGGCTAAGCCCAGATTGACCATTGCAATAGTCACGCATCCCCCGAGCCGATCCAGACGGCACCAGGCGCCGGAGGCGTCCGGGTGTCGCCGGGAATGTGGCGGTAAGAAATGAGGCGGCCAACCCCAGCCGGATATGATTGGCGTTCCTCAACATCCATCAATTCCGAAAGGGGCTGACCATGAGCGACACGATTACCCTGTCCTGCGCGAAGTGTGGAAGCAAGGAATTCGACTACCCGGGCGGTGTCCAGGCAAATCTCAAGACCACCGACACCATCATCTGCAAGGGATGCGGAGCTGCCGGCACGTATGGCTCCGCTATCGAGAGCGCAAAGAAGCAGATCGCTGACCAACTCAAGCGAAGCCTGGGGAAATTCTTCAAGTAGACGGCGCATCAAAGTGCCCAGGGCTTGGTCAGCCTGGGCACTGTCAAAGCGCAGCACAAGGGTGGTGTCGGCGTTAGGCATGGGCCGCCTCACGGGCACGATAAGACCCGAGCACCAGCGGCCCGAGGTCGAGTTTGGATTGGGAGGGATGGCCGGTGATGGCGATGCGGTTGGATTCGAGCTGGCGCCATTGCGCCCCCGAGTCCGTACCGGCCAGGATTGCACCGCCGAAGCCGCCGGCCTGGGCGATGTGACCCAGCAGCATCGCCTTGAACGACTCGACGCCGGCGAAGTGGGCCAGCGCCCGGTAGATCACCGGCAACGACAGGCCATGCTTGACCATGATCTGGATCGCCAGCAGGTACAGTGGCTCGCGGTCGGCGACCGTGCTTAGGGCGTTGGGGTCGGGCTGGGCACTCCCTCCGCGCGCGATGGCGTCGATCTTCAGGTCACACCACACGGCGAAGTCATCCGACAGCCAGCGGGCAAATGGCACGGCCAGCTTCGGGTGCAGCCACGTTCCGGCCTGGCCGCGCACCTTGGATGTGCGGATCAGTTTGATGTCGGGAAATCCGACCTCAAAGCCGAGGGCCTTACCAAGCGCCGCCATGTAGCTTTTGGTGCCGGGCAGCGCGAGCCAGTGCGCGGGCTTCTTGCCGTGCCGCTTTGCCGGGCCGGTGGCGTTGAACCAGCCATCGCCCATGAATTGCACGGGCAGGCCCTCGTACTGTTCGATGATTAGGGCGTTAGGCATGGGCTGGCGCTCCCCCGGCATCGCAAGGTCTGGCCTCCAGCATGGACAGCAGCGCCACGCCCGTCGCGTATGAGGGCATCCATGGCCTATCGCTCGGCTTAGCGGCATCCGATATGCATGCGCGAGATACGCCAAGTTTTCGGGCGATCTCAGCTTGCCGAACTCCTGCGGCGAGGATTGCAAGCAGTACGGGGCGCATGTCGCGCTCCGGAGTCAAATTTCTTTCCATGCGTAATGTTAGACGCACCTTGCACTAGAATGCAAGCCTCATCTTACATTTGTTAGGATAAATTGACACCATGACCAATCTTCCTGATCGCATTAACCTCCTGCTCTCCGAGAATCACTGGAGCGCCGCTGAGCTAGCCAGACAGGCTGGCGTGAGTCGGGCGGCCGTCTCAGATTGGCGGAATGGGAGCGTCAAGACATTGACAGCGGAAGTCGCGTCCAGATTGGCTGCTGCTTGCAACGTGGACGCGATATGGGTGGCCACCGGCCGTGGCGAGCCGCGGCAAGGGGATCTAACCCAAAAAGATCCGGGTACTCAGTCGCCTGCGGAGTGGCCGTTTTTGGCGATAGACCCTGCGCGGTATAGCCAACTGCCAGATGCCGTAAAAAGAATGATTGAAGGGCGTGCCCTCGCATTGATTGATGAGTGGGAGGCATCGTCGCGCGTGGATACGACTAGAAATCCAAAAGCGGCTTGATCAGACATTTTTTTGCCAGCGCCTAACTCGACGGGGCGAAAAGCCGGAACGTCCACCGGCCTGGTGCTGGCTCCTATTCCTTGGGCGGCGCCGGACGAGTGCTAATGAGTGGATACGACACAAAGAGCTGCAATGCCCTGGAAAAGCCTTACTACCGGCCAATAGAAGCAGCGTTACGCTGGTGCGGATTGATCGAGCAAGAAGCGCTCATCCTGACCACCGTAGGCAATGACCTTGTTCCCGGTCCGGCCATGTTCCCTCGATGGCCCTGCCTGCGTGCAAACGCAGAGCGGATACTGGAGGCCACTTTGAATAACGAGCTTCCTTATGGACGCGATGGAAGAACCGTTAGCGCGGGCGATCAAGTGGCTAAGCATCGCATCACGATCCGACACTCGGACTTGAAATCCTGGATGGAGAGCTTCTATCCGGGCCAGAAGCCCGCGTTCCTCTTTGATGAAATCGAGCGCACGACTCATACGGCTATCAACGCGGACAGCTTTCGGGCGCTACAGGTGGAGCGCGACGCGCTGAAAGCACGGATTGAAAAAGCTGAAACAGCCTGGAAGGAACAGGCCGCACCTGCAATCAAGGAGTTGGAGGCCTTGAAAAAGAACGCCTCGCAATTGGCGACGACCGAGCGCAATACGCTACTCATTATCATCGCGTCACTCTGCAAGTATTCTGAAATCGACCTTAACGAACGCAGCGCGACCACCAATGTCGCGCAACGGACACACGATATCGGAACGCCAGTTTCGGATGACACTGTGCGAAAGGTCTTAAGTCAGATCCCAGATGCCTTGGCAACCAGGAAGAAAGCATGAGCAAGCTGTTTACCTTGAAGCAATGGGTGACGCTGGCCGATGCTGCTAAGTACCTTTCCGTCTCTTTTGGTGAGCACGTCACTGAGGCCGATGTAATTCAATTGGCGCTAGACAGTCATCTACGACTATCTCTCCGCCTGTTAGCAAGCCACGTCTATGCGCTCCGGTGGTACAAAAAATTGGAAAGCCAAATCGAGTACGAGGAAGTCGCATACCCCTTGAATGAAGGGGTGAACACGGGACTGCCGACCTTCACGAGGCGAGAACCAGTTGGGGGAAAGGTAATGCACCTACCGGAATTTTGCGAAAAGGGGGAAGTGCTGCAATTGGGAACGTGTGCGATTGGGTATCCACGAGACCAACCGGGGCGTGAGATCGTGGACCTGCCCATTACTCGCGATTCGCGGGCGTTTCTACTGCAGTGTTTAGATGAATTGAGCGGACTTGCAGAACCTGCTCAGTACGATATAGACAGACTGCTCATCCAAGAGGAAAGCGGCGATCTTTGGCAGATTGAATCGTATGGTGATTGCCTGTCGATGGATATCGAGATTGTCGTACGGACCAGAGCATTGCGTTGCCTAGAGCAAGCATTAGCACCCCCTCCCACGACGAACGAAGCCCCCCTGTCCTCACGCGAAAAAAACAACCTCCTAAAGATCATTGCCGGGATAACCGCCGCGAACTATAAGTCCTACACCGGAGAAAAAGGAACGTCGACGGTGTCCGAATTGCTGCGAGACTTTCAAACCATAGGCATAGATGATGTAAAAGAGGACACAATACGCAAGCGGCTACAGGAAGCGGCCGAGCATCTTCCAAAAAAGCCTGAAAAATCATAGAGCAGCACCCGAATTAGGTTTTGCCAAACCCGAATTAGGCCCAGACCGCTCCCCTCATCGCCAGACTGCACCTGTAGACACTTCACAGGAGCACAGCAGCGATGCAAGCCGCCATTCTCAAATCGGGTCGTACCGCACCCTCTGCCGAGCCAGGACACACCTTAACCCCCGCATTGCCCGCCGCTGGCTATTTGCGACTGCCTGTCGCGTCGGCGGTCTGCGGTGTCGCCGCCAAGTCCACCATTTGCGCCTGGGCCGCCCAGGGCCGTTCCCCCAAGCCCGTCAAGCTATCACCGCGTACAGCGCCTGGCCTATGGCCGCGTGCGCGCATGGCTGGCTGATCCTGTTGCATGGCAGGCCGCCAACAAGGTTGGACGCCAAACCCTGATCTAAACACAACCCGCAGGCGCGGCACAACTGACACCCAAATCGTAAGACGTAATTGACTACTTAAGAATCGAAACGTAAGATACGTCTAACTTTTTGCCAGTACGAGACGTCCCAAAAAGTTTGGCCCCGACCTGGATTGCAGCCAGGAAGGGGCCGTGTGAGCAAACGGCGACACAGTCGCCACCGAAAACCTAAGGCACAGGAGTCACGCCATGCCCCAGAAGACTAGCTCGATGCTCTCGAGCAATAGTAGCGCACCCGCACATGTGATACCAACAGGAGAATGCCCGCCCGTCGCCGAGGGCTTGAACACCATCGCCATCAAAGCGCAGTCTCTCCACGCGCTTCTCCAATTCATGGGTCTCGAACGCCAGAGCTTTCAAACCCTGAGCGATTCGCTGCAAGACGCCTACGTCCACCAAGCCAAAGATCTCGCGCGCGAAATCGCTGCTCTCGCCGAAGGGGTGTCGCAATGACCCCCTCCTTTACCCCCGCCCAACAGTCGACCGCCGCAAATGCCGTTCTGAGCGACATCCGCGAAACTTCGCAGCGGTGCCGTGCGATGCTCGAGACCGTCACCGGCGACGGGTTCGCCTACTTTTCGCTGCTCGATGACGAATTGCAGGAGGCGTATCTCCATCAAGTTTTCATGCTCATGGTCGAAGTCAACCACATGGCCGGGACCACGCTGGCAGCGCAGGACGGAGGTGCTGAATGAGCGCCCCCAACGCAATCGCCCCCTTGCAGTCCGCGCGGCTTGGTCTGCTGCACGTACTCGCCATCCTGGATGCGGCCAACAACTTGCCCGTGAACGACATCGCCGACCTGGACATTCTCGTTGGTGCTGCACGCGATCTGTGCGGCCGGCACCTGGAAGAAGTCGACGGCGCCATCGACGCCCTGAAGGCTGGAGGTGCCGCATGAGCAAGCGCACCGATACCGTCCTGCATATCACCCCGGCCCAATACCGGGAATATGCGGAAATCGCCAAGGCCAACGGCATGGTGCTGCGCCTGTTTGAGCAGCCGGCTCGCATCATCGGATTGGTCGGTGGCCTCGACCCCGCTGCGATCGACGCAACATCCAGCAGCGAGATCGGATCGCTTGTCGAGGCCCCCTTCCTGCTTCTCTGCTCGAGCGTCAATGCTGGCGAGGTCCGTCGGCGCGGGCGAAATCGCTATGAGTGCGATCTGAGCAAGCTGACCGATGCCGAGATGTATCGCTTCTGGCTGTTCCACGAGATCGGACACAAGGCGAACAACTACAACACGCTGTCCTATCAGTTCAAGCATTTCGGGAAAGATCCGCTCTATGCCGATACGTTGCGCCGCATGGAATATGCCAACGAAGTGCTGGCGGATAGGTGGGCTTGGTCGCAGGTATGCGACCGGCCAATGCCCCTCACTGCGCGCGGCCAGGAGCACCAGGAGGCACTGGCGGCGGAACTCGCGTACCTGGACGGGATCACCGGAGGGCCGCGCAACCACGCCAACCCCTGGCCCCATGTACAGCCGGGCCGATATCACGCGGTGCCGCTCCGCATGCTCGCACGCAGCGACGCGGCTCTCTGGATCGGGCCTGATGTCTCGCCGGCAGTAACACGGCGGGCGCAGGAATACGAGGCAAAGGTTAAGCGGAACCCCGGACACTACCTGCCCGAATCCCTCCTTTTGAGAGACGGCGGCGGCGCAGTGCCTACCTTCGCCGCCCTGGAGGTGGACGATGAGTAAGGTCCGCACCCCGACCGAGCAATTGGCGGCGGCCGTGCGCGGCCGCGCGCTGTATACGCGCCTGTACGACAAGGCCACAGCAGAACTCTCCGAAGCCAAAGCGGAGGCAGCTGCCATGCGTGAACGCTGCGCCACACTGGCAAGCGCGCTCGAGATCACGACGCGCATTCTGGACGCTTCGGCGGACCCGCAACTGAAGGCCGGTGCCGCCGCGGCGCGAAGCCTGCTCGACACGGCTGGGCGTCCGCCTGCAACGGAGAGGACTACATGATCACAATCATCGAACTCCTCAACCAACGCCGGCGCCCCCTACTCATCCAGGAACTCGAGCGCCAGTGGCCAGGTTGCGGCGCCCACACGAAGCGCAACCAGCTCACGAAGCAGGACGATGTGGTCTGGAGCCTGTTGCTGCCTAAGCACGTAGACGCAGAAATTCGGGTCTACGTGCGCGGTTGGAATGCGGCCATGGACGACGCACGGCGAGTCGTGGCTGCTGCAAGCCCTCTGGAGGGCAGCGACGTCCCGGTCGCTGCGGCAAATAGCGGGCACGGCCCACGGACCGCCCGCCCACCTGGCCGGCGTGACCCGGTGGCCGCACGGGCAGCGAGAGCCGGTCTGGAAAGCCTCTTCAATAAGGCAGATGAGGCATGACCGAAGAAATCGCCATTTCCCTACGGGAGGCGGCGAAGCGGTTGGGACTGTCCTACCAAACCGTGTTCGCCCGCCGAAAACAGATCGGCTTCAGACTGCCGGGCGGTCGCGCCTGGCGCGTCTGGCCATCCCAACTTGCCCTGCTGGGGCAGAAAAGCAACAATGTGACCCGGCTATCGCTGCAGGTCGACGGAGATTCACCATGTCAATCCGCAGAGACAAAGCATCCGGGGTTTGGCAGATCGACATCTGCTCGCCAGGCATCCCGAGAATTAGATGCTCTTCTGGCACCACAGAAAAAAAGGCCGCGCAGGAATACCACGACCGACTGAAAGCTGAAGCATGGCGAAAGGTGAAGTTTGGGGAGGAACCGACCCACACTTTCGACGAAGCCGCGCTGCAGATGCTCCGGCTTTCGGAAGGTCAACGGGACTACGACACCAAGGTGCGCCACGTCAAATATTGGCGTGGCGCCCTGGGTGGCAGCACTGCAGTCAGTTCTTTAACAAGCGGGGCCATCCTACAAGCCCTGCCGACACACACGAGCCACGCTCACCGCAAGGCAAAACCTCTCACTGCGGCAGCAAAGAATCGCTATCTTGCCACCATCCAGCGCGTGTTGTCGCTGTGTGTCGAATGGGGCTGGCTCAACCGCGCCCCCAAGCTCCGCAAATTCGTCGAACCGGATGTACGCGTTCGCTGGGAGCCTCCGGCCGTGATCGTGCAGCTGATTCAAGCCATGTCCACGGACTGGATGCGCGAAGTCAGCCTATTTGCTGTGGCCACCGGGATGCGGGCAACAGAAGTGCTGTCCCTATCGTGGTCGCAGGTCGATATGGGCAAACGTCACGCCTGGATCACGCACGGCCGTGCCAAGAACAAGCGGGCGCGTGCCGTCCCGCTCAACTCCGACGCGATGGCTGTGCTGCAACGCCGGCACGGAACTCACCCCATCCTCGTCTTCAGCCGGCGCCCGCGGCCTGGACGTGAACCCGCCCAGATCAGCCAGATCGATTCGTCGATCCTGGCCAGCGCTTGCAAGCAGGTCGGAATCACCGGCTTTCGCTTCCATGACTTCCGACACACCTGGGCGTCGTGGCATGTGCAGGCTGGCACGCCGTTGATGGTCTTGAAAGAACTGGGGGGCTGGGAACGTATCGAGATGGTGCAGAAGTACGCCCACCTTGCCCCGACGCACCTCGCGCACCACGCCGAGAACGTCAAGATTACGTCAATGTCGGAGCTGGAAACGAAACAGCCGCCATTGCTGGCGGCTGTAAATACCTGATTTACCGGGTATTTTTTGGTAGGCCCCCCGAGAGTCGAACTCGGCACCAACGGATTATGAGTCTGCCGAGGAATCTAGGTTTTATGCGGGTTCCGGGCTGGTATCCATTCCGCAATCATAATGGCGTACCGCCGAAAAATCCCTTTAGAATCAAACACCGATTTTCCATTGCGGAACGGTTTTTTGGGGGGGAAGGCGTATGGACGACAACGGAATCCTGGAGCAGGTGCCCGGCCAGTACGTGGCCCAGGCCCAGCAAACCCTACCGCCGGCGGCCACCGCCGAGGACCGCGATTACCCGGTCGAGATCGACGCCGGGCACGCCGGCCGGGTGCGCGTCACCTTCCAGCGCCAGAAGACCAGGCGCGCCAAGACGACGCATTGGTTCTGGCGGGCGCAGCGCGCGGACGCGGTTTAGGGCTTCGGCCAGGCGTCAACCGTGGCCCGGTGGCGCGCCGCACATTGTCCGTACTGCACCGCCAGCGCCATGTAGCTGCGCGCGAAGTCGTCCCAGCTATCGCTGGTCACCTCGAGCACCCGAGGGCACGGCTGGGCCAGGTTGGCCGGCAGTATTGGCCAGGCGGCCGGCTTCGTTGATGTGCTGCAGCCGGCCAGCGTCAATACGGCAGCCAGCAGGCAAAGGGCTTTGGACTTCGACACGGGTGTACCTCTCGATGATCTTGGGCTCGGCGTCGCGCAGCGCAGCCACGTTCGCCTCGAAGCTCGTAGCGATACCAGCCAGGCGACCGGTCTGGGCCTTGAACTCGTTGAGCTCGGCCAGCGCGTGGTCGGCGTTGGCCTTGGCCACCCCATCGCTGTAGCGGCTGGCGCCGTACAGCACCACGCCCGCTCCCAGCACCAGCACCACCAGCGCGCCGCCGACCCAGGGCGCGGCCATGCGCCAAAACGGGTTCACGGCTGCACCTGTGCGGCCGCCTGGCGGTAGAGGTCCGGCCAGGTTTGCGGATGCGGCTTGCCGGGCCGCCAGGTGCGCAGGTACAGCTCCCAGCCGGCGCTGGCGTCGCCCACGGGCGGTAGCGCCTTGGGATCGGTCCACAGCAGCAGCCGCGCCACGCCGGCGGCCAGCACGTCGTCATACTCCAGCGCGCCGTAGATCGCATCCGGGTCGCCGGCCACACTGCGCGCCTTGCACAACGCCGCCAGGTGGTCCTTGCTGGCCGCGTGCAGGAACACGCCCCACACTCCACCGCGGCTGGCGCGCGTGCCCTTCTCGAATTGCCAGAAGCCGCGGGCGGGTCCACCGATCTGGCGCCGGTGCACGAAGCGGCTTTCCTGCAGGCCGATGGCCAGCAGCATCACCCGCGCCTCGGGCGTATCCATCCGCGCCGGCAGCAGCGCCAGCCCCAGGTTGAGGGCGGTATCGGTGATCATCTTCAAATCCATTGTTCAGCCCTCCCCGCCCGACCGCAGGCCCAGCAGCTTGGCTCGCGCTTCGGCCAGCCATTCCAAAAGCCCCTTTTGACGCATGCTCGCCATCCACCGCATGTACGCGCCCAATACCCACCACGCTGGTAGACCTGCAAGCAGCATGCTCGGCCCCAGGACGTAGAACTTCGCCAGCAGCGCGTCGTCGGATCCGGCGCCATGGTGGGCCAACCAAGTCATGGCATCCATCAGGCCAGGCTTCCACGCGATGACTGCGCCGGCCAGGGCCGGCCCAAACATGAAGGAACACGCGACCGTGCAAACGGTGCGAACGGTGAACTCCCGCGCGGTGCGGGGCGGCATGATCAGCAGCCCGAGCATTGCGGCCACCGCGGCGGGAATGCCGTAAGCCATTGCGACCTTCAAGGCCGCCAAGCCACCCAAACCGGTGGAACTCGGTTCCATTCGAATACTCCCTTGATGGGTTCGCATTGCTGCCTCCCGTTGTGTGGACGAAAAAAAACCCGCCGAAGCGGGCATCTATTTGCAAAT